TTATATCTTGATCTTCCTAATAGGCATGAGAATAGATTTACAGATGATTGGACCAAAACATTTGATATTAGAATTGGTCAACCTGTAACTATGCCTCTAGACCAGTGCAATTGGAGTACACAAGATTGTGCTGCTGCAGGATTACATTTCACTAGTGATCAGATTCATTATGTAGGATGTGGTGACCAATCTGTTCTTGTTTTAATCAATCCAATGAAAGTTGTAGGTATTGGGCAACATAAGGGTAGATGTTATGAGTATTTACCAATTATGACTGTTGCACGTGAGGAAGCTACAAATATTCTTCATGATGGTATGTTTGATACTTTACAGCTTGATGAGCAATTTGCTATAGACCAACTTCAAAATCTAGGAGAAATAGCTAAAGCAGGATTTGCTATAGAATCTAAGAAGCATGAGTTCTATATGCCACAGATTTCTATATCAGAAATCAATAATATTGTTCTATCTCTGGAAGATATGAAAAAAGAAATATCTGGAAGAGTGAAGAATATTTAGTACATTTGGAATATGGCTAAACGTATAAAAACACTAAAGACTAGGAATGCTGGTTCTATGACAGAATCAGCATTCTGGTCTTTTATTAGAAGTGCTCTAAGACAAAAGAGTAGATGGTGGAAACCCATTACACAATGTAAAATGAAAGCAAGAAGGGCTTATAAAGGTCCAAATAAGAGACAGAAATTTGAATATCAGTGTAAAGAATGTAATAATTGGTTCCCTGATAAGAAGATTAACGTTGATCATATTGTTCCTGCTGGTACATTGAGATGTGCTAATGATCTTCCAGGATTTGTTGATAGACTCTTTTGTGAAATAGACAATCTACAGGTGCTTTGCCAGGTTTGCCATGATAAAAAAACAAAATTAGAGAAAGATGGAAAAAGAAATAGAAGTAAAGCTAAATAAACAACCCTCATTCAGTGAAATATGGTATGAAGGAGTTGTTTTATATAATGGAGAAGAACATAAGTTTTGGCTTGTAGATCCAAAATCCTCAGATGCTGCTGATAATCAGTATGAATGTGAGGTGAAATGGTTCTTCAAAACTGTTCCTATGGAAGTGAGAAGATCATATGCTAGTATTATAGAAATGTACAAAAACCTCCACAGCAATGATACACGAACTGAGAAATCCAATTGATGTAGAAACACCATTAGGTTATGGTAAATGCATAGCCTGGATAGATTATGGACCAGATGTTAATACAGTCTGGAAGGTAGTATTCTATTCTGATGGTAGTGTACGTAATTTCTATGATGATGATGTACATGTCTATCCTAATAAGATGGATGGTGGAGATATTAAATTACCAGAAAATTTTAAAAAATGATAGCAGGAAAATCAAAAACAGAAGCCACATATAGGGCTGTAAATCTCGATAGTTCTTCTAGTCTGAAGGAATTCTCTATGGACAGGAGGAAGTATTACAAAAAGTATATATTAAATGAAAGCATAGAAGATGCTGATAACAAAGCAGCTATCACTGGTAGAGTGGTAGAAACCCTTCTATTAGAACCTGAAGAGTTTGATGGTAGATTCTATATGTCTTCTTGTGCAAAACCACCAACCTTGCTTATGCTAGCGTTTGTAGAAGGATTGTATAAATATACAACAGAAGCTACAGATGAGTTTGGTAATGTTAGCAGGACGTTTGAAGAAATTGCAAAGGATGCATATGTAGAATCAGGATTTAGCATTAAATTTGATGCTGTTCTGAAGAAGTTTGAAGGTTCTGATGCTGAGATTTATTATAAAGAAATCAGGGAAGTGAGAAGTAAAGGGCTCACTGTAGTAACCACTGAGGATATATCCAATGCTGAAAAGATTGTAAATGAGCTAAGAGTTAATAATGTCACCTCTGATATAGTGAATAAGGTGAATAGCTCTAGATGGACTATATACAATCAATTGCAAATAGAGGGATATGAAATAGATGGTCATTTATTCAAGAGCATGATGGACAAGCTGATCGTTGATCACGAACAGCGAACAATCCATGTTTATGATCTTAAATGTACATGGAGTGTTGAAAGATTCTATGAAGAATACTATCTTTACAGAAGATCTTACATTCAGGCATATTTATATTGGAAAGCTGCAGTTGCTTTTAAGAATGAGAATGATATGGCTGATTATGAAATCATGCCTATTAAGTTTGTAGTTTGTGACAGCACAAATTATTATAATCCCCTTGTATATGAGCTATCTATGGAAGATTTAGTTGAAGCATATGAGGGATTTGAGCATAAAGGACGTACATATCCTGGTGTTAAAACTCTCATTCAGGAGCTTGATTGGGCTCTTAAGAATAATGTATGGAATATTTCTATGAAGAACTATTTAAATAATGGACTTTTAAACATTAAAGGCTAATGATGAAAAAAACAATGACTAGTATATTCTTTGTTCCTACGCTAAAGATAGGAAAAGAAAAGCTCACCAAGAATGGATATATAAATGGCTATCAAAAGGATGAAGGTCAATCGGTGGAATATGACAATTGTATTTACATATTATTTAAACCAGAGAACATGGATGTGTTTAAGGAGTTCCTGGATAATGAATATGAAAGGACAAAGAGTGTTGTAGATGATTATGATTATGAAGATGGGTATATTGTTGTTGTTTATAAGCTTATGGCTAAGTTTAAAAAGGACTATCAGTTTATTAAACAGGGCAAGTATTCTAGAACTTCTCCTGAATTCCAGGCTTTATTTCCAAAGGTTGTCAAGATTTTAAAAAATGGACAACCTAGAGATGAAATTTCTCTTCAATATCGTGTTTTCAATAAAACAGAAGATTTAAAGGTTTATTGGGAAGAAAAGATTGGGGTGGATTTTGATGATACTATGGAAGTTTGGAGTGGTTGGAATGATGAAAATGAAATTCTTAACATTAATAAAATTAAAGAACATGTATAACAATCGAATTGCAGAAATGATCCTTCAGAAATATGGAAAGGATAGTTTAATTATTTATTGTAAAATTGAGTGTTTTAAAAGTAAGATGATTGATGATGAACTAAGGGAAATACAAGGATATCAACCTAGTGATTTTAATTATGATGCTGAATGGTGGAACAATAAATATAAAGAATTAACAAATGATATAAATCATTAATTATGAAAGGAATAGAACTATTAAAAGAACATTCAAAAGCTGCTATTGTAATGAAACAATGGTTTTTGGAGAAGATGTTAGAAGGGTTAAATGATGAGTCTCTCCCAGATGATTTTAAAGTGTATGTCAGAGAACAGGGAATTGATGATGATAAGGTGGGTGTGTTTATAGATGCTAGTCCTAGAGGACTATTTGATATATTTGATGAACACAAAATCCTTATTAGCATAATTGCCCATCAAACTGACAGTTTTAGTGTTAAAATCAATGGTGTGGAAGATTTATATGAGAAGTTTTCTACAAGGAAGCTTGCTGATTATTTTGCTATAGAACATGCCTTTAAAATGTTAAATGAAAAGTTATGATAGACCAAATTGTAGATTGTGTAGTTAATAAGTTCCAAGGAAGAAGTGCTGTGGGTGTGGTTAAATATGGTACCACCCTAGAGCATAACAATAAGGATAACTACCTTATTCATCTTCAACATGAACTTATGGATGCCACTCTTTATATTGAAAAGCTCATACATCTAGACCAGGAAATAACTAGCTTAGTTAGAGCTAATCCAAATGATCAAGATCTTGGTGCAGTAATAAGAAGATTGGTTATCTAATATTTTTTAAATCTCTTGGATTATAACGTGAGGGTTTGTATATTGCAGACCCTCATTTTATAACCCTCAAAACACAACAAATTATGGATTTAGGATTGGAAACATTGAGTTCCTTAACAATTTTTAGTAAATATGCTAAATATCTTCCTGAAAAGAAAAGAAGAGAGACATGGGATGAAATAGTTGATCGTTATCAAAATATGATGATTAAGAAATATCCTGCTCTTGAACAATTGATTTTAGACAGTATTCCTGCAATAAGGACAAAACAAGTGCTTCCATCAATGAGGGCTTTACAGTTTGCTGGTGTAGCAGCTGAAGTTAATAATGCAAGAATATACAACTGTTGCTATCTTCCAATAGACAGCTTACATAGCTTCTCAGAAACTATGTTTCTTTTATTAGGAGGTACAGGAGTGGGATATTCTGTACAGAAACATCATATTGAACAACTTCCTGAGATAATGACACCTGGGAAACCTCGCACCTATCTTATTGAGGATTCTATTATGGGATGGGCTGATGCTATTAAAGTGCTATTGAAATCTTATATGGAAGGATCATTTATGCCTAAGTTTGACTTTAGAGCTATTAGGCAAAAAGGAGCTAGGCTAGTAACAGCTGGTGGTAAAGCACCTGGTCCTGAACCACTTAAGATATGTTTAACACATGTACAAGCTATTCTTGATAGGAAAAAGCAAGGAGATAAACTCAGTTCTTTGGAATGTCATGATATTCTATGTTACATAGCTAATTCTGTTCTCGCAGGAGGTATTAGAAGAAGTGCTATGATAGCAATGTTTAGTCATGATGATGAGGAAATGATTACATGTAAATATGGAAATTGGTGGGAACTCAATGAACAAAGAGGTAGAGCTAATAACTCTGCTGTTCTTGAAAGAGAATCTGTAGGAGAAGAAGAGTTCTTCAACTTATGGAAAAGGATAGAAGCTTCAGGAAGTGGTGAACCAGGAATTTATTGGACTAACAATAAAGATTGGGGCACTAATCCATGTGCAGAGATAGCACTTAGACCCTATCAATTTTGTAATCTTTGTGAGGTGAATGTTTCTGATGTTCTATCTCAAGAGGATTTAAACAATAGAGTGAGTGCAGCAGCTTTCTTTGGAACCCTACAGGCTGGTTTTACAGACTTTCATTATCTCAGACCTATATGGGCTAGGACAACACAAAAAGATGCTCTGTTGGGCATAGGAATGACAGGTATAGGATCTAGAGAGATTCTTAAATATAATCTCCAAGGAGCAGCTAATGTTGCTAAGCTTACAAATCAATTAGTTGCTGAAAGACTAGGAATTAATGAAGCAGCTCGTGTTACATGTATAAAACCCTCAGGTACAACAAGTTGTGTTCTTGGAACAAGTTCAGGAATACATGCTTGGCATAATGACTATTATCTACGCACTCTTAGATTTAATAAGAATGAAGACATTGCTGCATATATGATGGTGAATCATCCTGAATTATGTGAAGATGATGTGCTAAGACCAAAAGATACATTATGTGTAAGAATCCCTATTAAGGCACCAGAAGGAGCTATTCTAAGAACAGAAACAGCAATAGACACTCTAGAGCGTGTTAAGAAGTTCTCTACAGAGTGGATTTTACCAGGACATATTAATGGTGATAATACACATAATGTAAGTGCTACAGTTTCTATTCTAGAAGATGATTGGAAAACTGTAGGACTTTGGATGTGGGAAAATAGAGATGTGTATAATGGCTTAAGTGTACTACCCTATTTTGGGGGAAGTTATCAACAAGCTCCTTTTGAAGATATTTCTAAAGAGGAATATGAAAAAAGAATACTATCTTTACATTCTGTAGATCTTACAAAAGTGATGGAGATAGATGATAATGTAGAATTCTCTCAAGTAGCAAGTTGTGCTGGTGGGAGTTGCAGTGTTGAATAGCTTGTTTTTGTTTTTGATGATTAATAATATACCCCTGGTGTTTCTACACTGGGGGTTTTTTATTAAAAATCTCATTGCTATTTGAAGAAATTTTATTAAATTTACATTCTAAATTATTAATTATGGCGAAAGCAAAAGAAAGCTCTGAATCTAAGAGCAAGTTCCAAGAAACATTGGACAAACTCAACAAAACTTATGGTGTAGGAACTATCCTCACTCTTGACAGCAAGACAAATGGTGATTATGATGTAATCAGTACAGGAAGTATTGGTTTTGATAACATCACTCTTGGTACAGGAGGTTTTGTTAAAGGAAAAATGTATGAATTAATGGGCTGGGAAGGTTCAGGTAAATCAACAATTTGTGGTCATGCTGTAGCAGAATGCCAAAAGAAAGGTGGTGTTGTTCTGTATATAGATGGTGAGCATGCTGTTGATAAGAAGTATTTTGAAGCTATTGGTGTTGATACATCTAAGATGCTTATTGCTCAACCAGCTTGTGGTGAGGAAGGTTTTAACATTGCTATGGAAATGATAACAGCAGGAGGAGTTGATCTTATCATCATCGATTCTGATAGTTCATTGATTCCTAAGAAAGTGTTAGATGGTGAGGTGGGTGATAGTGCCATTGGTAAAAAGGCTTTATTAAATAGTAATGCCTATCCTAAATTAAAAACAGCTCTATCTGCTCATAATGTTTGTGTTATTGTTATTTCTCAATACAGAGAAAAGATTGGTGTTATGTTTGGTAATCCCACTACAACACAAGGAGGTCATGCATTAAAGTTCTACACTGATTGTAGAATTGAGGTGACCAAGAGTCTTGCAAAAGATGGTGATCAAGCTTATGGAAACATCACTAAGGTGAAAGCTATTAAGAATAAGATGAGTCCTCCATATAGACTTTCTCATTTTGAGATAGTTTATGGAAAGGGTATTGATAAGCTTACAGAAATGATGGAGCTTATTAATGAGTTTGAGATAGGTAAAAAATGGGGTAAAACTATGACTATTGGTGAAACTAAATATGAATTAGATGAGTTTAGGGCTATGCTTACAGACAATGAGGAGTTTTATAATAGCATCAAAGCTCAGATAATTGATAAAATTAACCAAGTGGAATTAAAAGTTGTGGTGGAAGAAGACATTGAAAATCAAATCTAATAATAATGGAATTTAAAGACTATCAAGACAAAGCTGTTGAAACAGCAATTTATGGAGCAGGAAACAATATTATATATCCTGCTTTAGGACTAGCTAATGAAGCTGGTGAAGTGCTAGGAAAGATTAAAAAGGTTCTTAGAGATAATGAAGGTAAGTTCACTACAGACAGATGTGTAGCTATAGGAGATGAGATAGGAGATGTGTTATGGTATATAGCAGCATTAACAAGAGATCTTGGATTGTCTCTAGAGGATATTGCAAACAATAATATTCAAAAGCTCCTGGATAGAAGAGCAAGAAACGTTATTCAAGGTTCAGGAGATAATCGTTAAATTATGGCTAAGTTAATTTTATCAGTTGATGAGAATGAGTTAGATTTGTTCAAGAAAGAATATGTAAACCTCGGTGATCTTAAAGAGGAAATAGATAAACTTGAAGACAGTATTCCTGATAAAGCTAATAAGAAGGAGTACAAAGTATGGAAAAGCAAAATCAACTTCCTAATAGATATGTACAATGCTAAATCAAAGTATAAAACATACAATAGGATAAGATGATAAAGAAGGAAAATTGCCTAACCTGTGGAGCACGATGTGAAGGAAAATACTGTTTTGTACACAAACCCAGAAAGCCTCTTCTTGCTAAGCCTAAAATACATACAGGCACTAATGAAATGCAAGAGTTCTTTCTCTTTATTTGGAGAAAACGAATACACCAATCAGAGGTGAGTGGGACAAACTTAGGAAATACACCTCTAACAGTATTTTTCCATCACATTCTTCCTAAAGAAAAATTTCCTCAAGCTAAGTTTGACGAAGAGAACATTATTCTTCTTACATTTGATGAACATAACAATGTAGAAAATGATATGTACAAGTATGAAGAAGTGAACAAACGTAGGGAATATTTAAAAATTAAGTATGAAAGAACCTAACAGAGAGCGTAAGCAAGACATTAAATACAAAATCACTCTTAATGAAGAACAAAAAGAGGTGAAGAGGCTGATTATTGAGAATCAGATAGTTATCATAACTGGTAGAGCTGGTTGTGGAAAGAGTCTTGTAAGTGCACAATGTGCTCTTGACTTTTTATTCAAGAAGCAATGTGATCAAATCCTTGTAACTAGGGCTGCTGTAGAAGTGGGTCATTCATTAGGATTTCTACCTGGAAGTCTCAATGAGAAATTTGATCCTTATCTAGAAGCTTTTCAAGAAAACCTTGTTAAATGCTATGATAGGGTGAAAGTTGAAGAACTTATACGTGATAGTAAAGTTATTGCACTACCTGTTCAGTTTATTAGAGGAAAGACTGTTGATGATATACTTATTGTTGAAGAAGCACAAAATCTTACAAAAGCTGAGATGTTAGCTATTTTAACAAGACTTGGTAAAACAGGTAAGATGATCATTAATGGAGATAATGAACAGAAGGATATTAAAGATCTTTTTAATGGACTTAGTTATGTTATAGAACTATCTAAGAAGATTAAGGAAATTAAATGGATGAAGCTTAAACACAATCACAGAAGTGATCTTGTAGGCAAAATCCTAGACTTTGAATATGGGAAATAAACCATTAAGCAGAGAATTCTTATTAAAACGTGGCTTTTGTTGCAATAACAATTGTAAGAATTGTCCATATAAAAATCAAACAGATATGCAAAATCAGTTTTTCTACACAAGAAAAGAACTTGTAAGTGGAACACCAGAAAATCCTGAATTCAAAGAATACAGGGACAGTTTTAACATTAACAAAGTGATCAGAAGTATCACTATGGATGATGGAAGGATTATGATTCTTCTAGATGATCTACATGAGAGAGCTCAAGAGGTTCCTGATGTAGATGTTAAAACTAATAAGATGAGAGGTGTAAAAAGAGTTAAGAACACTTTTCAGAGCGAGATATTTCTAGATCCAGGAGATGCTACTAGATTCTACGCTTTAACATCCATTATGTAAAACCAATGGAATTACCACTAATTAGTTGTAAAACCATTACCTATGGAAGAGTGGGAATGTTGGAGGAGGCTTTACATAGCTTCCTCCAGCAGGACTATTCTAATAAAGAAATGGTGATAGTGAATGACTATCCTCTACAGAAGCTTAAATTTGAACATCCTAATGTGAGAATATTCAATATGGATGAGACATTTGAGACAATTGGAGATAAGGAAAACTTTGCTACAAAGCAATGTAAAGGGGATATTATATGTCAGTGGGATGATGATGATGTAGCTCTGCCTAATCATTTAAACAATGTACATAAATACTTTATTCCTAATACAAGCGTTCTTCATTGGAAGAAAGGTGTGTATTACAACACTCCAAAAATCACCTCTATAGAATGGATAGGTAATTCAGGAATTGTATTTGGTAAACAAGCTTGGGAAAAGATTGGTGGCCATCCTATTCAGAATGCAGGATATGATATGACCTTTGTGCAAAAATTACACAAATTAGGAGGAGTGGTATTTGCTGATCCTCCACGTGAGGAAGTTAGTTGGTTCTATATGTGGGGAGGAAGAGGCTATCACATGAGTGGGCTAGGTGATGATAAGCCTGGACAAATGAATGTTATAAAAAGACATAGTGACTTTGTAGAATCTTTAAGAAGAGGAGGAAAGATTCCTACAGGAGATATTGAATTAAAGCCTAATTGGAAATATGATTATTCCCAAATGCTTAAAGATTTTGTAGCTCGTTAATATCAAAGATTCTGATAGTATTATCTCCATAATTAGTAATAGCCACCTTACCATTTTTACAATCAACACCATGAGGAAAGGTAAATCCCCCTATACGTTTTACAATAGACAGTTTATTTTCTATAAATTTGAAATGTAACACTTCATCATCTCCCTGGATTGTTATAAATCCATCTTCTCCATCTATTACAATAGAATCTGTTTGTCCATGAAATGTAGCTTCATCTATCTTCTGTAGAGTGTTCTTATCAAATACATATATAATTGATTCTCTAATCACTGTTGTTTGTCCTATTTGAGGAAGACTAGCTGCACATATAGTGAATAAATAATCACCTACAATACATACATCCTTAGGATAGTGTTGAAAATTATTAAAGTTTTGTTTTAGTGCACCACTGGCAACATCTAAAAACATGATTCCTCTATTATGATCACTATTTGATGTTATAATGATAGTTTTATCATCTATTATACAACACCCATGAGCTTTAGTGTTTATTAAAGCAATTTCTTTTCTGAATACAATCTTCCCATTAATAAAATCATATATAGAAGCATGTCCATTAGGTTCTCCATGAGGATAGTCTGATGTTAAAATAACACCATTCTTGTATTTCATAAGATCTGGAGAATGTTTAGTTTTCACTTCCTGAAGAATGTTGTGTCCATTATCTGTAAGTTCTATAAGATAGAGCTTCTTATTGTTAAAAGCAGCTGATACTAATAATGTATCATTGATAAAAGCTACAGCTGTGGCTGTTGAGAATCTCTTTCTATCTCCTATTGTTACCTCTGGAGCTATTGTAAGCTCTTTTCTAGGCATTTCAATACGTAACATATTCACTTATAGTTTTAGATGATGGATTAGGCCAGGTTTTGGTTCTTAAATTATTATTAATGATGTTGCAATATTGATTTCTAATTGCAGACCCATGACCAAGATCTTTTCTAATTGTAAGGTTTTCTCCATGTAATCTCCTGAAATAGTTAATTCCTTCTAATGTCTTATGTTTCAATCCATTATGCCATAGTCTATATCCAAATTCTGTATCAGCACCACATCTCCAAGGATAAAACCCATTCAATTTATTAAACACATCCTTTTTAACACCTATAATAGCATCATTCATTATTTGTCCAGATTTTGTAATCTTTCCCTGGAAGTTCATATAATTAAGCTTTACATAATCATTTCTCTCTATACCACTATAAAACTTTTCAAGTGTTTCTGATTCCATTACATCATCAGCATCAAAAAATAGAACATTGTCATTTTTAGCAATATCTATTAATGTATTCTTAATTATATATGGACCTACATTCTTTGGAAAATAAAAAAGGCTTACACCAAGATCTGGATATAAGCCTTTATTAATAATATGATTTAATGTAGTTTCACAAGCATCCACCCCTATTAATATCTCAACCCCAACAGCTGTTAATGATGAAATACATTCATCTATATACTTTTCAGCTTTGTACGCTGGGATTATGATGGATATCATTAGTCAATGTGTGTTTCTCTATAATTAGGAATGCTCATTATGATATATGTAGGGGCACTATTAGATTTCATTATCTTATAACGATTCTTCATAACCCTTTCCACCAGTCTCCAATCATGTTCATATTGTTCATCTAATTGATATTCCTTTTTAAGCACATCAGACTTGAACATTAGTTCAGCATTTCCTATTCCTCCTCTTGAGAGAACAGATTGCCTATCTTTTTTCCAAGGTTCTGTACGAGCATTAAAATAAGCCATATCAACATCTGGATGGGATTCCATGAATGAATAATAATTAGTGAAGTGATTTGGCTTAAAAACATCATCATTATCTAGGAAACATATATATTTTCCTGTAGCCACATCTATTCCTTCTTTTCTACCCACATGTCCCCAACCACCATGATGAACATCTAAATTCTTAAATATTAAGCTATTGCCTTGTGCAGCAGCTTGTTCTGAATATTTGGCAAATGTACCATCATCTATTCTATTTTGAAACTCAGGACATTTATCTCCTATAAATAAAGCTTCCCATCCCTGGAAATCCTGGGCTAGTACACTTTCTATAGCACGAATAGTTCTTGCTGGTCTTTTATAGCAAGGACAAATGCACGTTAGTTTCATCATTTAGATAGACGTTTTTGTTTTAAAGGCCACATTTTGCTCTTAAGTCTAAGCTTTGTATCAGCTTCCTTCATATAATTAGGAGCTTTCTTACTAGGAGGAGCCACTTTAGGAGCTTTCCTTGGTTCTCCAGACTTCTTAGCTTTACCAGCTGTCATATTAGTAGCAGCCATATTTACATTTTTTAGTCATCTTTCCACCAGTCTTCATCTTACCGCCTGCTTTGAATCTATACTGTTTAGGAACTCCACCTGTAGCTTTTGTTTTTCTATCACCTTCCATTCTTAAGCTATCAGATTGTTGTCTTGGATTTGATTTTTTTAATCTTGCCATTTCAAAAAAATCTTTACCAGTCATTTTATTAGCTACATTTCTAAGTGAATCAGATTTTGCATAATCTTTTTCAGCAGAAACACTTGATGCTCCTGAAAGTAATTTTTTACCTTTTTGTGCTTTGCTAATCATTGTTCCTTTCTTAGCAATAACACCACGTCCTTTAAGAACATCAGCTTTAGTGATTTTACCATCTTTATTAAGATCTGGGAATGATTTACCATTCTTAGCTTTTCCACCCATTTTCATCATTGGATTAATTCCACCACCCATCTGCATTTTTCTAGCAGTTTTTTTAATAGTTGCCATGATTTTTATTTTTTTAATGTGTCAATAATAGAAGAATCTGAAACATGCATAGAATCAACAGGAGTTTCTACAATAGTTGTTGAATCAGCTGTTGAAGGAGCTGTTGAAGGAGCTGAATTACATGCTGTAAGAGAAATTGCTACAGCCACAATAAATAACACTTTTTTCATTTTTAAGTTTTATAGATTTAAAATTAACATTTCCATTTTCTTAAGGCTAAAGTTTTTCTTGTAGGTGAACCATCAGGTTTTTTTGCAGGTCCTTTAACTCCGCTCATTCTTGCACAAAAAGAACGTTTTCTAGGACCACCTTCAGGTTGTGGGGCTTTTAAATGACCACCAGTTTCTCTATTATAAGAAGCTCTACCTTTAGCATTCAATCCACCAGCAGGATTCTTACCTTCTTTTCTCTGCCAAGCACCATTCTTAGCTTGTTTAATCTTCTTCTCTTGCTTAAGCATAGCAGCTGTAGGTTTCTTACCAGAACCTTTATTAGCCCTGATATTATCCCAAAGTCCTCTTTGAGAAGTGGAACCATCAGCTCTTTTAAGCATCACCTTTCCACCTTCTTTATTTACAAGTGCTCTTGACATTATTTTTTTTTATATTGTTTGTAAAAGCATCTGTCAAGTATTTCTTGATAGTTGCCATTATTTCTTTTTAGCCATTTTATAAGTTATTAATCTAAGAGATTTTGGATCATCTGTATGTTGTAGAGCATGACATTTTAAACAAAGTGTAATTCCATTATTAAAGTCAAACTGTAATTCTGGAAACTTACTTCTATGTTTTATGTGATGAGCTTCTAGAATAGTTCTATCAGTTTCTCCACATAATTGACATGTATATCCATCTCTTTCTTTAATCTTTACTGCCCATTGTTTAAGAGCAAGTTTGAGGCTTTTATCATGTAAGTGTTCTTTCCACTCATAGTGATTACTACCTCTATTAAATTGATTAGCACAAGAATTGGAACAAAATGAATTACCTGATTTATTTCTGTAAACTTTAAAATCTTTTCTTTTAAAGTCTTTTTTACAAAAAGTACATTCAAGATTTAAGATTTCTGCAGAATCATCTTTTCCTTTACAAGACATGCTGCAATACTTAGCATTTTTATTCCATTCCTGAACCTCAAATTCTTTCTTACAATACTGACAGTTTAAATTAACTCTTTTTTTTCTAGCTGCTTTAGCACAATCATATCCACAATACTTTCTACCTTTTGTACCAAGATATGGTTTATTACATTGTTCACATATCTTTTCTACAGCTTTATACATATTACTTTTTCTTCTTGGCCATACCTTTGAATACCTTTGCTAAGTTATAACGCTTAGATCCTGGTTTACATGTAGGACCTCCAAACTTAGAACCTGTACAAACTCCCTCTGTACCTCTACGTTTAATAGAGGAAGTCGCCTTTTGAATCCATTTACCATCTTT